ACCAGCGAGGCGTCCGCGTCGCTCTGGCACCCGCCCACGCCGTCGTTCGTCAGCACCAGCCCCGAGCTGCCGCCGGTGACGACGCAGCCTGAGATCGAGCCGCCGCCTCCGCCACCAGAGCCCGGTGCCGGCGGAATATAAATCCCACCCCTCGGTTCCTGCGCGACCGCCGCGCCAGCCAGCAGGATCAGCACCAGCGCGAGGGCTATCCTATTCATTGCAATATTCGACGTCCAACGCGGCGCCGTCGCCCGTTTGGATGAACTTCAGCGCGGAAAACGGGCTTACCTTGAACACGGCGCCCTGGGTTCCCGCGGCGAGCAGCGAGCCCGCGCTCGCGGTGGGCGGGTGCGAGGGATCGATACTCCATCGGACGGACGTGTTTTCCACGGTGACGATCGCGGTGTTCGCGCCGGCGGGGACGGTGAGCGCCGTCGCCGCCGCCACGGAAAGACCCTCCTGGGATCCGCTCACCGGCACGCACGCGTTCGGCGAGGTCAGCAACGCCCCTGTCAGCAGCGAAAGATAGTACCGCGCGATGGGATCGCCCGAGGCGATCGACGCGTTCCAGGTGACCACCACGGTTCCGGTGCCGACGGTGCTTACCCGCAGGCGGACGTATGTGTGCGCCGTCGCCAGCGCCACGACCGGCCCGTCCGCGGTGATCGCCGAGGACAGGGCCCCACTCGCCACCACTTTCTCCGCGGTCCAACCGGTGGCCCCCGATGGGTCGTTGGTGAACTCGGGGGTCAGCGTCGCGCCCGACGCGGCGAGGCCGGTGATGTTCCAGCCGACCACGGCCTGCCCATATCCGAGCGGGGCCGTCGCGGCGGTGTTCAGCGTCGCCGAATTGAGCGACGCGGTGCCGCTTCTGTCGGATGGGATGTTGTGCAGGAACGGCAACCCGTCGGCGTCAAAACCCGTGGGTGCCTGGGCGCGCGCCTCGGAGACGAGAAGCGGCGCGAGGATGAGCGCGGCCACCAGGGCCGGAACGAACGATCGTTTCATGGCCGCCTCAAATGATGGAAAATCAGATCATTCCGACGAGAACAAGGCCGTAACTGAGCAGCACGCCCTTGTTGCCGGGCAGCGTGCTCCCGGAGGTGTGGTCGAACTTCACCACCGGCGTGCCCACGAGCAATAAGGTGTTGTAGCTTTCCGGATCGACGACGATCTGGACCTGACCGCCACGGGTGGCGGAGCTGTTGGCGACCCCAAGGATGCAGGTGTCGCAGTACTTGACCACGCTCAGGGACATCGCCGGCGTGGCGCTATCTTCCATTACCAGCGCGAAGCAGTTGTCGCCGGCGGAAATGATGGAGGGGTAGCCATATCCCTGGCCCGTTGGCAGAGCGGTGACCGGCGTCAGGGTCGAGAAGTCCGCGAGCTGGATGACGAAGAATTCCGCCGCTGCCCCGCTCCCGCCGCTGCCGGAGCGGTAGAAGACGCCGATCATCAGGCCGTTTTCAATGTATGCGTCGATCGCGTCGACAGGCGGCGAACCGCCCCAGGTCACCGCCAGCAGCGCCGGGATCTGCTGATTGAGGGTGGCGGCACCGCCCGAGGTGATGGTGATGATGCCGGCTTCGGTGTCCGGGCTGGCCGGCGTGAACAGGAAGTAGAATTGCGTGCCGTCGTTCAGCAGCTTGCAGTTCGGCGAGTTCCCCACGCCGGACGCCGCGGTGCCGACATACGCCGAGCCCTGGATGGCCCCGGCGTTGTTCAGCACCAGTATGAATGGGCATGACGCGTTGTCGGCGAACATCACGGCGGCGTAGCCGGAGCCCAGCACGGATATCTCGGCCCGGTAATAATTCCCCGTCGCGGCGCCGGTGGGAAACCCGCTCGGCGCTGACGCGCTGAAGGCCAGCACCTGCGTTCCGGACGTGGACCAGATGCCATACCCGACGATCGCGTTGCTGGTGCTGCTCGCCGCGCCGGTGGCCGAGTTGAGCGCGTTATAGGCGATCAGCAGATTGCCGTTGGTGAGCTGCGCCATCGCGACGGGCGCCGGCGCCTGGATGCCTGGGGTTGGTGAATTGTTACTGATGGTGGCGGGGCCGAACGTCGCCGTTCCGCTATTGGAATAGATGCCAAGTTCGATATCGAGGGTTGAGGCATTGCTTTGATAGCAGAGAGCGAACCCGCCCGCGGTCAGCGCCACGACCGAAAGGAAGTTGCCGCCGTTATTGGGGAATTCCGCGCTGGCGACGGTGGTTTCCGCGAGCACGACGGAAAGCGACGTGGTCAGGATCGCGAACCGGACGGACCCCGGCGCGGAGCCCACGATGTAGGCGACCAAAAGGTTCCCGTTGGACAGGAACAGCAGCTTGGGCTGGTAGCAAGCGGAGGACGCCGAATTGACCACGGCCGACCACAGCAGCACCCCCAGTGGGGAGTATTTATATACGACCAGCCCGTCGGCGCCGGAGTTCGGGCCGACCACATAGAAGTCGCCGGTGCTGTCCCCGAGCAGCGGCAATCGGTCGATACCCTGCGACACCCCCGTGGTGTCGTATGTCACCGGGAACGACCCCACCGCGCCGAGATTGGCCTGAGCCGCGTAATCGGTGCGCGCCGCCGCCAATACCTGCCCATCGGAGCGCATCGCCACCACCTGGCCTTGCGCGATCGTCCCGCCGGCGGTTGCTGAGATGTAGTCCGCGGCACCGGCGCCGCCAGCGCCCGCGGAACCCCCGCCAATCTCGTAAATGCCCATCAGGCGGTTCCTTCGAAGCCACGCGCCTGGAAGCAAACACCGGTGTTGGCGGCCTGCGCCCAGATCACCTCGCCGTTGCTGATCGGCAGCCCGGAAAGCTGGACCGTGGTGTTCCCGTCCGTCGGCACGTCGTAAAACAGGAAGTCGCCGTTCGCGACAAGCACATCGCCGGCGATCGTCGCGGTCGAGATCGCGAGTCGGAATGTGGTTGGAGTGGCGTTCGTGTTGCAAACCGTGACGCTGCCCGTCGCTGTCTGTCCGGACCCGTTTTGATACAGTTGCGTGAGGGTGTTCGCGGCCGGACTGACCGCGCCCATGCGACCCGATGCCATGTGATCAGCCGTTCATAAAAAAGAGATATGGGAGCTTCTGGATGAAGGACTTTTGCACGAACGCGGTGGTCGCGAGCTTCGTGCTGCTGTCCTGCGTTGGTGACACCGTGGGCGCGGTGGGCGCGCCCGTGAACGCGGGGGAAGCCAGCGGCGCGAAGCTCTCCCACACCCACGACGTTGTCGGAATGCGATACGAGTCGTCGCCCGACGTCGGCAACGTGGTGGTGGGGGTGCCGGTGAAGGCGGGTGAATTGAGCGGCGCGACCCCGGGCCCGATCTTGGCGCCGATGAAGGGAGCCCCGGAATACACGGCCCAGTTCGATGACGTGATCGTGGTCTGACCGTACGCGACGGTGACGGTGTAAAGCCCGACGTTGTTGGCGTCCGGACCGGGTGCTGTTTGCGTTCCGGTCGGCGCCGCGGCACCCGCCTTCGCGGTCAACGTGACACGCTGAGTCCGCTGGGTGTATTGCGTCGACGCCGAATTGCTCGGCCCCATCCACACCTGCGACGGGTTCGCCGCGTTGTAATAGGGCAGCAGCTCGGTGCCGCCGTCGGTTTCGCTGAACGCCGCCTCGATCAGATAAACGATGCTTTGCCCCGCGGTGCCCGGCGCCGGGCAGGACAGCGTCGTCGTCCCCTCGAAATTGATTCCCAGCTTGACCAGCGGATTGCCGTCCGAGCCGAGGTCGCTGAACGCCGTCGCGTCGATCGTCTGGACGCTGGTCATCGCGCCCTGGCCGATCGCCACCGAAAGACTGGCGGGCGATGTGGCGGAAATCGCGAACCCGTCGGCGTAGCTTCCCGCGCCGATCGCCATTTGGGCCAGATACCCAAGCGCGATCATCACGTTGCGCTGGATGTTCAATTGATCGTCGAGCAGAAGTTGCTCGCCGGGCCAAAGGATTTGCCGGTCCATTCAGGCCCTCACGAGGTAATGCGGACCCACGCCGTGCGCGTCGGCGGGATCGTCGACGTGATCGCGTCGTAAATGTCCTGATCGCTCACCGATCCGGTTTCGATGCCGTTGCTGCCGTTGGGCAGGAACACGGTGACGAAAAACTGCCTGGGCAATTCATCGTTCGCCAACCGCGAGCCATACGACCCCGCGCCGGCGACGGTGCCGGAGGCATAAGCGGCACCCCACCATAGCCTGTCGTTCTCGCCATACGAGCCGACGTCCAGGCTATTGCCCGGCTCGGTGACGATCGGCTCGCGGCCCGTCAGGTCGAACAGGACGGTGATCACTCCCTTACGGGTAACCCGCTCCCGCATCAGCTCTTCGATGATGCGCGTCCGGTATGACGTGTCGGCCTCCGACGGCCGGCGCAGCAAAACCGTGCCGAAGAACGTCATGGCGATCAGATCGAGGAAAGCATCCGTCGCCGTTCTGATCCGCGCCTGCAGATCGGCGTAGGTCAGTAGCGCGAAGAGATTCGCCCAGATCCAGCCCATGCCGTTCAACAAGCCGTCCAGCACCGGCGAATTCGTCGTGCCGTCGCTATCTGGCGTGGGAAACCACCCCGTGGGAAAGATGGTGCGCAGCCGCGCCACCATATCCTGTTGATCGCCGGTCATCAGCTGACCGTCACGGAGCCGGCCTTGATCGCCGATGTCGGGGTGGACGGCGAGATATCGGCCGTGGCGCCGTTGACGAGCAGGGAAGTGACATTGCCCACGCCCGGCACGGCGTTGTAGGCCACGTTGATGATTGACGAATAAGACAGCGGATCGCCGATCGACAGCGCGTCGATGAATGTCTCGATCGCGGTTTGCACCAGAGGTTGCAGCGTTGCCTTCACGTAACCGACGGCGGCGGTGATGGTCAGGGTAACGGTGACATTCTGCGCCGTCGGTCCCTGGACGTTGAACGTATCGGTGACCGTTCGCACCGCGTCGACGGCGGTGTAGACCGCCGAGATCAGCGAGGCCGGCGGATCACCCGACCCATCGTCGACGGTGACGACGAAATTTCCCGGGTAAGGGTTACCGTGGATATCGACATTGCCGGTGACAAGGACATCGAGCCCGGGTTGCACCGACAGCACCGCGTTTTCGATCGCCAGCGTCGTGCCCCGGCTCAGGGAATTGATGAATGTGATGAACCGCGCCTTGACCTGCGCGTCGGTTTCCCCGTCGATCCCGCCGGTCAAAGCCGCGGCGTTGTCGCACGTGTCGATATACGCGACCGATTGCCCCAGCAGCGTGACGGTGTTCGCCTGGGCGTTCCCCGCTGAACCGGGGGTAACCGCCTGGATCAGAAAGTTGGCGGAGAACGTCCCGCTCGGGATGATGAACCCTCCGGCCGTGCCGACGCCGGCGCTCCACAGGCTGTTCGTTGGGTCCGCGATGACGACGTAGCTCTGCGATCCGTCGGAGGTCCGCACCGGCGTTCCCACCGCCACGGTGGCCGCGACTCCGGCACTGAACCGCGACAGGGTGATTGTTCCGCCGGCCTGTACCGAGGCGATACGCGCCGGCATGGGGTAATCGCCGATGAAGCTGTCGACGTCCGGTCCGGAGCACGTGGCCAGGCGCTGCCGCGCCAGCAGCAGCACGATCAACCATTGGACCCACAATCCGATGGTGGCGCTCGCCTCGATCGCCGCCCTGACCACGCTCCCGACACTGAGGTCGATCAGCGTGGCGCAGGCACCCTGGACGGCGGCGCCAGCGTTCTGCACCATCGTCGTGAAAGATTGCAGCGTAAGGGCCACGGCTCACCCGATCGTGATGTTGCTCGCGCCGGTGGCGTCGACCGAAAAGCCCAGCACGGACGGCTTTTGCGTGGCCGCGTCCACGTACTGGATCGTCAGGAAAACTGACCCGCCCGTATCGGCCGCGACCTCGATCGAGGGTTCCGGCGTCCGCGCGACTCCCGCTTCCTGGAATAATTGGCCGCGCACCACGCCAATGATGGCGGCCACGTTGATCGTCCGGCCGACAAAGCGCGGCAGCCCCGCGCCGTAGCCGGGATGCCAGATATACGCCCCGGGATTGGTCAGCAGTCTTCGCAGCACCCGCTGCACGGTCAGCAGCGGGACATCGACGGTGGCGAGGTCGCCGGCCGGGCTGGTGGCCAGATCGGACCCGAATTGATGCAGAAGGTCAGGCACTCACGCCGCGTTCACGTTGGGGGACGCCGACGCGATTTTCGCGCCGCACCCGGCTTTATCGATCCCCAGCCGAACGATCGATCTTCCATCGGCGTGCGCGACCGCGTCCGACGTCATCGGCGTGATGCCATGGCCCGGAATCGGGCATTGATGAAGGTCTCCGGTCCGCGCCACGCCGATACCGTTCGCGAACACGTCGTTCGAAGCGGTGATGAGCACACCATTGTGGTCGGAGATGTCTCCGAGCCGCGCGACCGCCGGCATGTCAGTTGAGATTGATCGAGGAGCCGGTGATCGTCACCGCGCCGCCGGCGGTCACGTTCACCGCGCCCGTCGTGGTGATCTCAAGCGCGGGCGCCGTCATGTCGATCTCCACGTCGCCGTTGATCGAGACCTTGCCATCGTTGGTGATTTTCAGGAACGATCCGTTCTGATGCACCAGCATGTATTCACCCGCCTGCGATGGAGGCGCGCGTTGCGTGTCGGAGTAAACCGCACCGATCACCACGCCCTGCGAAATGTCGTTTTCCGGCGCGGCGATCAGCACCTGATCGCCGATGTTCGGCAGCGCGACGATGCCCCACCCTGACCCAATGGCGTGGGCTTTCAGCGGCAACCATCCGCTGGCCACGCCTTCGGGCTGGAACAACACCTTGACCGCGTAGGTTCCCGCCGGGTCGACCGACGTCACCGTGCCCCGTCTGTGCGTGCCGGCCTGCGCCAGCATTCCCATCACGATCCGCCGCACCTCTCGGAAGATGCGCTCCTCGTCGATCACGACGGTTCGGTCTCCGATTGGGGGGAATGGTTCTTCGCCCTGATCATTTGCTCAAATCCGCCGGTGAACGACATCGTCCGCTTTATATCGTCCGGGTAATAGGTCTGATCGAAGTCCGTACCGGTCCCCGTCAGTTGCACGAGGCCTCGCGGGGTCAAGGTCAGCTCGCCCGGCATCGTGACTTCGATCAGTCTTTCATGGCGGGTGATTTCCGCCAGCATCTGATTGGCGAATTGCTGCGCCTGGTCGACGGTCATGTTCGGCCGCACGAAGATGTAGTTTTGCACCGGACCGCCACCGGCTTTTGAATTCGATCCCTTGGCGCTGGCGGTGAACGCCTTGTTCGCCTTGGTGTGCCACGATTTGACGGTGACCTTGACGTCCTTCGCCAGCGTTTTGCTCTGATGCAGATGCAGGTC